AAAACGTGCAAAGTTCTCTTCACTAATCTCACTACTTGCTTGAACTGCTTCTTGAGTTACATCTCTACCTGCACTACTACCAACTTGTCCTAAACGTTGAGGATTCATACCTACTAAATCCCAATAAAAGTTTCTCCAAGTAATAAGTAATTCGTATCCTTTTAATACTGCATCTATCTGACTAGCTTGTAATACACTATATTGATTAAAACTTCTATCAGCACCTTTCTGATTCCGGTCTATAAATGCTATACCGAATTCTTTCATAAAGTGCATAAAATCATCTCTGTTAAAACCTGGTCTATTAGGTATAACAGAGATATCTATAAGAAGAACATTATCATTGTTCTTAGCTAGAGTACGACCAACTCTATAACGGATTTCATTAACTTCTCTTTGAAAGTCAAGACCTAATTTAACGATAGACATATTCTCAGCAAATCTATCAGAGAAAGCACGACCATTATAAGGAGACTTTGCAGCACCAGTAAAAGTATAACGTTGATAAGGAATAGGTCTAGGTTCAGAGAATACATCTTTAGTAATCTGATAGCATTCCCAATATTCATCTATCCATTCTTCTGAAATATCTAAATCACCATGTTCTTCATCAAATTCATAATCTTCATCTACAAACATTACTTGTTCTTCTCCAAGTATATCTATATAATGTAAAGTTTTACGAAGCATTTGACTTTTCCATACTACATGATAAAGAGTAGTATGATGACCCATTTCTTGTTGATTAACACTACGATTATCTATATAACCTGTAGTATTACTATAACCTGTATGAACATCTCCTGCAACAAACTTACCAGGACTGAAACTAATTCCGTATCTATCTTCTATTAGTTTTAAATCCTTCTCTTTTATCTCAGGAAATTTCTGTCTAATCTTCTCAATGGGAAATCGAGTTAGTCTACGTACCTGAGCTTCAGTATCTTCTACAAAGTCTATATCAGGAGAACCAGTATACCAAAAATCTACAGGAGCAACAGTTTCAGTTATAATAGTATCTTTCTCAACACACTTATAAGAGAACGCATAACCGGCTACTAACCAGTCGAAGAACATCTTCATTCGTTTCTCTGTAAGTTTACATTCCTCTACTATAATGTTTAATGCTCTTTGACCTATAATACTACGTTCATCTACATAGGAAACATTAAAAGCTTTAACCATATCTTCAAGAGGTGGTTGCTCTTGAGTAGGAACACCTGTTTCCATACCTTGAGCATTCATCATATTGATTGCTTCTTGTTCAAGATACTTATTAACTTTATCGAGAAGAGCAGCAGTCTTTTTATTGATTACATCAGCATTGATAGCTTGGACAATATAATCATTTGCTCTCATTCTCATTTCCCCCATAAACTTATTTATAATAGGGGTAATGATAGGAAAATTGCGTAACTTAGTAGCATTACCTTTCTCAAGTATTCTTCTTTGATCTTTATTAGCTTTAGATAAACCTAGTTCATTTGTAAGGTGAGCATAATCCCTTGTATTTATATAAGAGCCATTAGCATAACGATATAGAGGAAGAACATCATCTTTAAAGTTAGCCAAGCCTATATAATACTTGGCACTATCTTTCATTATCTTAAAGTCCTTTGCTTGCTTCTTCTTTAAGCTGACTGCTTGTTCAGGCAGCATAGTATAACTATTTGTATCCATATTAGTACATTAAGGTATGTCCACCTGTGTAGTTGTCGTATATATTTATTTCATCACTAGTAGCCCATTGACCATTCTCATATTCATCACCTCCAAAGAATCGACGTCTATTAAAGAAATCATCTTCTCTTTCTTGTTCACCAATAGAACGTTCAGTAAAGTCCATTTCCTTTTCATAGAACATTGCTATAATCATTTGTGAAACTCTATCGAAGTTACCTTTATAATTAAATGCAATTAATTCTTCTAAGGTAGCAGGGTCTCTAATCATATTAAGATTAAGAATAGCTTTACCATTAGTATCATAACCACGTAATCTTCTTAACCATGTATTAAGATAACCTGCACCAGCTACTTTACGGCTTTCAGTCATGTGCATACCATAAGGACGAGCAACAGGAGAATCTTTTAGATCGTTATTATATTCAAGAGTAAATTGTGGTTCAAGCAAATGAACCTTTTTCATTAACTTAGCATTACTCAGAACATCACCTCGGTCATTCTCGAATCCTATCTTAGCATTATAAAACTCAGCTAATTTAAACATTCGCCTATCATACTCTTCGGTAGATGCAGGGCGAGCATGATATTCAGCTACGATAATATCATCAGGAGAACTCCATTTGTTAACCCGTTTATAAACGGCACATGAACCTAATGATTGACCACCACTCTGAGCAAAAGGGTCATTCGCAATATAATACAAATCATCGGGTACACCACCACCTCTTGTAAAAGGAGCTTCATACATTATTATACAACCTTCACCTGCATCCTTAGAAGTAGGGAACTTTAGTATAGGCGATAACTTCTCTATTATATCGGGATTGTCCGTTATGCGAACATCTTCTCTTCCTAACTTATCATTAAAATAGTATTCCAAATCTATAGGAACACCTGCATTTAAGTTTCTATTTGTTCTTACAGCATTTAATTGAGACTGTAATAGTAACTTAGGGAATATATTTCCACTAGTTTGTAAACAGGCTTCGCGAGGAGTGAAGGGATGTTCAGCAGCATGTTCATCTACTTCAGTAGGAGATGTAGCATTGGCTGCAATAATCTCACGTTGGTTTTCCTCAAATGCTTTAGCTTCTGCATGATGAGAGTTACCTTCATCATCCATGAAACTACCTGCGTTAATATAATCGGGAATAAAAAGACCACAACTAGTCCCTAAACCACCTTCATCCCAAAAGTTTTCAACGCACACAGCATTATAGGCATTCGGATTATAGAACATCTCTTCAACATCCTCGAAATTTGCGCCTTCAGTACCCCCCGTACCTTGACCAATCATGAAGCCTGTTACAATATCTCTATCTTCTACAGAAGGACGAGCAATATTCCATGCACGTTTAAAGCCAGGGAACTTACCTGCTTCCTCCCATACTATTAACTTACCCCGTTTACCGCGAGCTTTCTGAACATCATTCTTTAGAGTTACCCCTATTATTTGGCTCATATAACCTGCATCACTTTCAACACCATTGATAGTGTTTTTGTATCCAGCAGTTTTATGCATAGGAGCGTTTTTGAGTCTACGCTTGCGCCATGCAGTATTTTGATCAATGAAATCTAGATAAGACCACGCTTTAGTTAAGATACCATCTTTAGTCAAGAACTCATTTTCAGATGCAATAGCATAACTCTTACTTTTACGAATAAGATAATAGTTACGTGCCATCATAGCACCACCTTTAAATGAATATCCTTTACCCCTAGCTTTAAGAACTATAAGATGTTTTCTATTTCCATCATTAAGAACATTAAGACCTCTTATATCTATAAGCGGATTATGTGGATTCTCACATCTTTCTACTACGTTAAAGTATTGATGGTCGCCATCCCAAAACGCAGGAAAGAAATCGTCTTTCTCTGTAATTACATATTTCTCTTTACTATTATGTACTGTTCCATAAGTATCTTCTGTACGCATAATCTTACAGAAGTTCAAATAGAAATAATGGTAGCCTGTGATATATGTATCTCCTATCTTAACTCCATGCAAACACTTCTCTATTTCATTATCCCAAAACTCTTTGTACTCTATATGGTCTGGTGGAATATCGGTGTATCTGCTATACTTAGTATGATATTGTGCTACTCTCTGAAACTCTCTTGTATTGACTAGCATCTTTTTTCTCTATTTTACTAAAACTTTCTCTCATTATTAGAACGATATTCAATATCTTTCGTTATATTTGTATGTACCTAAAGCCTTAAAGCCATGAAAACAAACACTACTAACACAAATGTAATGATAAAAGCACCGGAAGGTTCTAAGTGTCAGACAAAACTAGCCAAAGCTCTACAAGAAATTAAAGATGCTCTGTCAGGGAAAAAGATTTTTACATTCTAATAAGAGTACTTTAGTTACTCTTTTTTTTTGCCCTTAATCTTCATATAGTCCTGCACCTCCACCACCACGAATTCTCTTAACAGTTGTTTGTGCTCTACGTACATCAGCTTCCTGTTCTTTAATAGCTTTTCGCGCTATTTGCAATTCCTTAATTGCGCTAGTAATATCTTTAGGTTTATAAATAGCAGCACCATTCGGCATTCTATTTCTAGCAGAGTTTAAATCAATAGTAGTTAAAAACTCTTCAATAGAACTCATAGCCTTTCTTGAAGCATTCAATCCAATAATATCAGGATTAGTTTCAACTTGTGTAGCTGCATACCATTCCCTAGCTTCTTTCAAAGCCTTATCTTCTTTCCAATCTTCAGAAAGTCCTATAGCTGCTTTTACTTTACGCTCTCTCTTTTCTAAGTCAATATAACTTTGATAAGGACTAGCCCAATTCTCCATAAAGTGAATCCAAGCTATTTCCCTACGAGCTATATTCTTAACCCTTACACTTTTATTATCTGCGTTCTTTACAGGTACTCCATGATCTCTTTTCCAAATATCTGCAATTACTTTAACGCTTAGGTAATGAGGATTAAGGATTTGTTCATCCCCTATTATTGTCAGCAAGTCCATCTTTAATCTTTTTCTTATTTGTAATAATTTTTCTTCTTTCAGGATTAGAGAATATATTCCCTATATAATCCAACTTAACAGAAATACTAGAGTCATCCACAAGAATAACCTCTCTTATAGTATTACCTACATGTTTCATTATTTGTCTAACTTCCTCTACAGGTGTAGAAGTATTATGTGCAACTTCATAATAGACTTTCTCATTAATGTACTTATCCATATAACTTAAATCTAGCGTAGTAACTTTCGCCCCTATGGAATATCTCGTATTCATAAGAAGTATTGGTTAATTCGTATAGATTACTTACCTCATCTATTACACGAATTAGTTCACCCATTGTAAACGCAGCGAACTTAGCATAGGTTATTCTTAGATTCATTGACTTTAGCGGTTATAGTTACACGCTGTGATTGCAAGCATCTCTCTAACAGTTTTATCTGTATTTCATTCTCCGCACTCCAACGCTTTCGGTTAGCTTCTTTCACATGATCTATTAGCATAAGATAGGCAGATTCTCTGGCAGCTCCTTCTACAGGATTTCTATCTTCATCTCTATGTGTAAATATAAACTCTTGTTCACTCTTACCAGTAAAACTTTTGACTTTATAATGTACACCTTTCTTAATTACCTTAATCATAATAGTAGCCTTTTACTAACAACTTAATATAAAGAAAAAAGGTTGACTTTCGCCAACCTTATTTGAAATTTATTTTATATTAACGTTTAATAATCTTAGCGATAAGTACACCTCCATGTCTATCAAATCTAATATTAACATTTTGATGTTCTCTTCTAAATCTAGCTTCAAATAATTCAGAAAAACGATTATTCATCCTATCATTATTTCCATTCTCATGATGGTCTTTCATGACAACTTCTCCTTTTTTAAATATCTCTTGTATAGCAGCATCTATTCCACGAGTAGTTCTACCACTCATTCTTTGTGTTTCTTCTACAATAGCTTCTTTCTTTGCAATCTCTTCAAACTTTTCATTTTGCTTTCTTATTGCATCTTCAAATAAGTTACTTGACATATTACTTTTTATTTAAACGTTTAAGGATACTTTTACCAAACTTCTCTTTACCTGAATGCTTTCTATCTAAATATCTTTCAGGGTTTTTATAAGCCTTATTAAGATACTCAGCTCTTCTATTATATTCTTCTTCTATCTTTCTCTTACGTTCTTCTGCTTCTTCATCAGACATAATAGTAGCACCTGAATTCTTAATCATATCCTGATATGCTTCATCAGGAATATGCACATCATCTATATACATAGTTATATTTACTTGATACTTGTTTTAATCTATATTTCTTTTGATATGCCTTTTGATAAGGTTTATACTTTGCTCTATTATAACTTTTCAATAAAGCTTCAAATACACCATTACGAAGTTCTCTACCAAATACCATTCTTCTATTAGGACACATAAACATAAAGGGTTTCATTGTAAGATACTCTTCAAATGTATGTATATAGAAGGTATGAACTTTATGATAATGCCTATGATGTTCAAAGGCTTCTCTTTCCTCTTTGTCTTTAATCCATGCCATAGTTAGTCAGCTAGAAATAGAAAGGGTTTGCTTATAGGTCTGTTAGCATTATATTGTCTATTAAATCTCCAATGATGATAACTAGGAAATCCATGATAAACATAATCACTAGGAAGTATGATAGTATGCCATCTAAAATAATGACCAATGATTAATTTTCTTTTAGCATTTTCTGCTAACATTTCTATATAATCTCTCAGATATTCTTCTAGATAAGAATACTTATCTAATACTTCTTTTACATCCATATCAAATATGCGAGTATAACTAAAAATACAACTAACAACATAATAAGAGAAGTTCTTGAATTAGCTTCCATTAAAGATTCATGATATACTTCTTCATGTTCTTCTTCATGTTCTTCATTTCTAACAAGAGAACCATCTTTAAAGGTTCTAACTGTTTCACCTTTAACATTAAGATATCTTACAGTTCCATCCTTTTCAACTCTAGCTAAGTTGATTCTATTATTATCATCATCAATAGGATCTGCACCTCCTACATATTCTATATTCCAATCTTGAGGTCTATCCTTTATATCGCTATGAGGAACACAATAAGCAGAACTTTTTAAAGGATAAGTAGTAGCACCACCTAATTTAATTTCTTTCTTTATATCCTTTTCATTCTGAATAGCTTCTTTGATACGCGCTTTAGATTCATTATAAACTGTCTTATCTATATCCCAATCAGAACCCATAGGGTGATTATGTAAAGCATTATTAACAGTTTGTATAGCTTCAACTAATCGTCCTTGTGCTTCATCTGACATACGGTTAAAGTGGTTATCTAGTTGCTCTGCTTCTTCTTTAAAAGCAGGATTATTAGCCATTAGATATGCAACCTGAGTAGGATTAGGAAAGTCTCCTGCTTCTTCATGTTCTATAAGAGGTCTACCTTCAGCTTCTCTTTTAGCAAGATATACTTCTTCTTCAGTAGGAGCATCGGTTGTAGCAAAAGGAAGCTGTCCAGTTTGTTTAGCAGCAAAGTCTACCATCTCTTGTATTAATCCTTCATCTCTAATCTTAATAAGTTCTTCAGGATGTGCATCAAGATATTCCTTAGCTACTTTAGCAGTATAAGCTTTTCTTTCTTCGTCTGTTTTAAACTTAGTAAATTTAGGTTCTCCCATTATTTCATTATACATTTCTTCACCTTGTTTCTGTGCTTCATAGCTATTTGGATGATACCATATTTCGCTATTCTTTCTAGGTCTACCTCTTTTCCTTTTAGATTCCATATTATCTTATCTTTACATGAACATCATTAAACTTTTCAGTAATTACTATATCTCGTTTTATATTAACT